ATAAGAGTTGTGTCTATACCGGTATCAAACAAATAAGTTCTTAATAATTGAGTTCCAGAAAATGTGGCAGCCAGTTCGGTTTCAGTTGCTGGTAATTCATAGGATATTTTCTTGTATCCGCTGACATCGCTGTCAGTCGTGGTAAAATACAAATTCGCTGCATATCCGCCACTGCCAATAACAATCTCTTGAAAAGTCCCATCGCCGCGATAATACTTAGTTTCTGGGTTTTCGGTTGGGTAATCAATTTTTGGCTCAAATTCGTCAGTGCCTATTTTATCAAGAATTGTAGTTTTAGTTTCATCACCAGTATTTATTCCACTTTGGTTATTTAGATTTGTTAATAAAGCATCAGTAAAGTTATTATCTGACAATTCTTTGCCAGATACTTTATCAACCTTATCACTAAGAGCAGAACTTAACGCTATATTATCTGTTGGATTACCTAAAACATCTGCAAAATATACTGCGGCCGTTCCAGTAGCGTAGATGGTATTACCTATGAACATTATACCAGTTCCGGCCGTTAAATTATCTTGTTTTGTGGCAAGTCCAGCAATTAGAGCAGTAGTATCTGCTTTTAATGCTAATGCGGCATTTACTTGTGATATAGTATAAGTATCAGATTTATCAGCTTTTAATGCAAGAAAAGCATCAGTTTGACTAGCAGTATAGGATGTTTTATAAATCCCATCATCAAATAAAGCTTTTGTGCCATCACCATCAATAATTATTGAATTTAGAGCATCTAGTTGGTCAGAGGTCAACTGATAATAAGCCATAAGAGCAAAAGTAGCCTCAATAGGAACTTGTGAAACCAAAGTAAAAGCTGCTGTAAATTCTGCCATTTAGTCAACCTTTTGTGATTCAGTTTTTAATAAAAGTGTGCCTTCGCAGGTTTTTCTTAAATTATTATTATCATATAAGAGTAAATAACAATTATCTTTTCCAGTAAGTTCTCTTGTTTCGGCAGCTGTTAAATTTATAGTCGATGGGAAAACTGGATTATCGTATTCTTTTAGAATATTACCACAACGAAATACTGCTTTTGTGATAGTATAACCAACCAATTCAGTTGTTAAACTAATTGTCAGTAAATCACCACCAAAAGCTTGTGTATCGTCTCCACGAACCAATGTCATAACTTACACCTTTATTTACTTATCCAAGCCCTCCGAAAAGGGCAAGGAAAAGCAAACTATGATCCAAGTTGTGAATCCACACTTGCCAAAGCTGCTTGTACAGTAGTTCCGGTAATGTGGGTCAAACCAGTAGCATCAAAGGATACATCAGCAGCAGCCAATCCATCAATTGCAGCGTTAATACCAACCAAGGTTGCATCCAAAGCAGTAATCAAAGCCTGCAAGGTAGAACCAGTCAATACAGTCAGCCCAGTTGTTGAAACTGTAACTTCCGTAGCGGCTACTTCCGAAGCGTCAACTGGCAACAAAGTTGCAGTCAAGACTCCATCTGCATCAGCTTTAATATAATATGCTGGGTTCGTATAAGCGGTTATTAAACCTTCGGTTTTTGTGATAACAATTTTGGTAACAATGTCACCATCTTTGATACCAGATGTCGTTGGGAAATATCCAGCACCAGTGACAGTGTCAGATGATTGATAATCCCAGCGTTTAACCGAACCAGCAGCTAAGTCAGAGCCTACTCTGCATAATTTTGTTAAATCAAAAGCCATTTTTATCTCCTTTATTGGTTCTGCAGTTTAATACCGATAACACCAGTATTGTCAATCAGTTTTGCGCCACAGCTACCGTTAGCTTTGAACTGCAGAGGGTTGCCCTGCAAGTCTTTACGCACATCGATACTGGCTTGGATACCTTGGTTCATGCCAAAACCAACTAAGCTTGGTTTCCAGCAGAATCCCATAACAGTATCATTTGGTGCGCTCGTGGTCACGACTGGCAAACCAGTTTTATTTTTCGTGCCTTTCAAGCCCATAAAGCCAACCATAAAACCACGATATGGAACAAAACGAATGTCGTTTTCGTTATCCATAGCAGATTCTACAGCGTTTTCTACTGCGCGTCCATTATACGAAGACCAAATTTCAATGAACTTTGTATCTTTTTCTAATGTCTGTTTCGCAACGGGTGGCAACAACAAATAACGGCTGTTGTATCCCCAGTTATTATCGTTGCATTTTCTATCCAGATCGCTGAACAAATCAACATCAAAAGATTCAGAAGCTGAACCAATTTCCATGTTGGTGTCGTCATAATTCAACATTTCTGTCAAAATAACATCAGTTGATCTGTTTTCAATACCACGCATAGTTTTCATAGCAGCCAAAGCGCGTAAGCTAGCAGCCGAGTTGGTGCTTGCTAAGTCTTCTTGATGCAAGAAAGCTACACTTTCATAAGGCAAAATGGTTGCAGTTGCAGTGTTAGCCAACAATTGGTCGCCAACAACTGGAGAACCAGATATAACCTGATTTGCCATATCGTCAATATCTGCAAATGGAAATCTTATTTGATTGCCAACGATAGTGCCGGTATTGTTTGTATATTTGCGTAATCCGCCCGTAGTATTGTTAAACGCACGGATAACTTCTGCTTGATAATATGTTACATTCATCAAGCCAGATGAGATTGGGTCCATAGTATTCTCCTTTAGACTTGTTATCATTTATGATTTTGCTGAGTGTTATCCGAATTTAGAACGAAGTTATTCTATTGTAATAGTTTATAATTTCTGTTCGGGTCAATATAATTGTGATACAAATAAAAAAATAAATCAAGTAAAAAAAAACACCCGCCAAAACGGGTGTTTTTAGTTCTACATTAATTATCAATAAAGTAGTAACTGTACGATTATAATTATAATAAATCATTTAGCAGAAGTCAAATACTTTTTATTCCACCTTGCCCAGTATTCCGAAAAGTCTTTTCTATATTTTACACATTCCTTTTCAATTTCTGGTGTAATAAGTTCTTTAATTTCGGATTTATCAATACCAGCAGGCATATTGATAATAGTAGTTAAAGACTTTCCTTCTTTTACTAATTTCACTAAATAAGATTGTTTTTTAACTTTATTGCTAATCTCTCCCATTTTTTCTTTCATCTTTTGGATTTCTTTAATTTGATAAAATCGTTTTGTAGCCCAAGTAATATGTTGATTTATAATTGATATTTTATTACGCAGTGCTTTTTGCTGTTCCCATGTAGGATTTTTTAGTTCTGTTTTTTCTAATTCTTTAATAGTTTCCTTGAATTTAGCCCGAATTTGGTTTAACTCATCCATACTATTATATTTGGCATAAGTTAACGAATCGGCATGATCTAATTCAGTAGAACTATTATTTTCATTATCTGGAACATCCGGTATTATTGGGTCAACTATATCTTTAGATTCATCGGCAACAATAAATTCGGCAATCTTGGCTTTTATTTTATCAATACCAGTAGCGGGATGAATTTTTATACCAAGTTCTTTAGCCCTAGCCAATAGTTCTAACTTTTCAGCAGGATTTTCCTGTATAGTATTCATTTTAGACATTTTATATCCTTTTAGTTTTCGCCATAGAAATCACGCATAAGTTTTTCTCGCAATTCTGGATTGGGTTCTTTAGATAATGCCGCCATTAAAGCTGCACTATCTTTGCCTTGAACTGTGCCTGATACAACTGGAATCCCTTGATGGTTTATTGCCTGCGACATCATAGTTAAAGCAGCATATCCTTTAGGGTCTTTCATAAGTCCTTTCAGATAATCTTTAATTTCAGGATTAGTTGTCATTATATTTTGTGAGTTCAAAAATCCTTCGAGCATATTATCATTATCCAATTTTGACCGATTCAGGCTTTTCATTAAAGTAGAATTATAAGATTCAATTTCTTGATTTCTTTGGTCTTCAGATAATTTAATCTGTTCTTGTGTAGGTCTATTAAATAAGCCTAGTTTGGCTTGTTCTTGCATATAATACTCAAACATAAGATGTGCATCTCGAGTGCTGATTTTATTTTCGTGAGCAAATTTCTTAAACCCATTCAAATCATTATGCATCGCTTCGTGTAATTCTTTTGTTTTTTCATCCAGAGTCGTTATATCGGCATCCCACAGGTCAGCGTAGGACGAATCGGGCTTAAAATCCTTAAAATAATCTTCTATATTATCGCTAGCCCCTGACTTTTGCATAAACTGCGATTGAAAATAACGAGCCGACTTATCTTTTACATCGCGTTCTTTTACTAAATCAATAATCTTATTTTGGTCAAAAGTTCCAGGATTACCTTCTACAAAATAAGACGACAAGTCTATATTAGCCCCTGCATCTGGTGCTGGGGTTGCTGCTGGTGCAGCGTTAGCTACTGGGGTTTCAACTACTGGATCCATATTACTCTCCTTGGGTTATTGTGGATTCTACTTTAGACATTTCTTGATTGTATTTTAAGAAAGTCTGAATAAGTTCTAATTTAGACATTTTTTTAATAATATCTATTCCGTTTGGGTCATGTGCTATTCCAACATCTTTTCCAGAATACATAAAATAATTAGTAGATATACCTTCGTCCAATGCTAAATCCCTAAGATGCTCTAAAAGTTCTTTTGCGTTTTCAGTGCCAAAAACATCTAACATAAGGAAATTATATCTTTCTGAAGTCATATTTTATCCTTTTTTTCTATATTGCGATAACTATTAAATTTTTTCAAGCAAATAATTATTTATCAAATTTTACTTTTTTGATAGTAAGTTCATGAATTAAATCCACAAAGTCCATATTACGACCATCTAATCCATATTGGCGTTCCATACTCCGTGCTATACCTGTCTTGAATCCTACATCTAAATCTTTTCCCATTAGTTCAGCATCATAACTTCTAAATCCATATTGAATTTCTGGCTTTAATATAGCAGGAACGAGTTTATTTATTTGACCATACGCATATTTACTTGCTGCCATACCTGGTGCGCGCTGCCATAAGCTAGATTGATATTCTATATCACCAATCAAAGGCGTATCAGCTAATACCCCTGTCCTAAATGTTTTTCCATATTGATAACTTGCAGCCATTCTCATTGGTATAGAAAAAGGACCAAAGGCATCAAGTTTAATCCAAACACCACCTATTTTAATAGAATCATAAGGTTTATCTGGGTTATATTTCTGTGGTGGCTCGTATGGCGGTTCATAATCGCTTGCCATTGCTATACTTGCAATAACGCCAATAGTTAAATAAGACCAGCCTATGGTATCTTTTATATTCCAGTCATATTTACCAGCCTTGCGTCCTTTAACATCAATTGCAGCTCCGATAGCCTTATAAAAGGTAGCAGGTAATGCTCGCGCTCCCATTTCAACTATATTTGCTGGGGTTTTAACAAATGGTGCTAATAAATTACCTAGACCAAAGTTTGGATCACCAGTCATTTTATTTAATCCGCGGCGCATCCAGTTTAAGCTTTTTTCAAGTGTTCCGTCTTGGGTAAATGTTGCCATATTAGCAATCATTAAAGCTTCTTGACGCAGTTCTGCTGCTCTATTAGTCTTGCTAGTTTTACCTTTTTTATTATTTATAGAACATATTTCATCAAAGATTTCGCTTGAATTACGACCAGTAGCCTTAGCTTCACGACTTGCAATCATAGCAGCAGCTTCTGAAAACATTGGAAATCTAAACCAAGTATCTGCTTTTGATAATGCACGACCAGGTAAATTTAATATAGATTTGTTCTCTTGGTCTGGCAATTTATATCTTTCGCCAACCATTAAAGATTCACTTGCAAGATTATCCATAGTTGCCAAATTTAGATAACTAGAATTATAAATTGTATTTAGTTTATCTGTTTGGGCTTGTATTTTGGCTCTTGGAACTGAATTTGATACCCCTTGTGCCTTAAATTGTCCTTTCATAGCAGCTAATACAACGGGATAATTGATAGTATTACTACCTATATTTACTATATGTGTAGAAGGGTTAGAAAGCATCGCGTTGATTGCATAATTACCAAATACTTTTTGAACCCAAGTATTTTCGTCAGTTGCATGCATAAATTTATTAAAAGCCTTTAACATTTTAGCAGCAGCAGTATAGGTAGCCTTGTCATTAGAATCAATTTCAATAGCTGCTTTTCTAGCTTTTTCACACTCTGAATATAATTTATTTACTCTATCGCGTTGTGCTTTGGTTTGTATAATACGCTTTAATTCTTTATTTGCCCAATTTATAAATACATCTCGAGAAGTAGTTTTTTGTCCCGTCAAATCAAGTTGTTTCAATAATCTAGCATCACCTTGTCCGCCGAATTGTAGTTCAGCTTGTTTTGTTAAAGTATCTATTGCTTTATTTCGTGCGTCAGAATTAGACTTTGTTGCTAAAATTGAATCTGCATGCTGTAAAATAAGCGATTGTATAGCATCATCATAAGCCTGTAATGCATCTTTATTCTTACCAAACATCTTATACGCATTTTCTTTATCTATATCCGTATATAGTTTTTTAGCAGATTCAAGATATAAAGCCATTGAATCACCACGATATGCCTGTAATCCAGAACCAGACAAAGATGCATTTTGGGCATAGTTATAACGCAGTATAGAATCTGCATCAGAACCTACTTGAAAATCATTCATAACGGATTTAATCAAGAAAGCACGATTTATACCGGTATCGTTTGGAACTAGTTGTGGGTCGCCAAAAGCTATTTCATAAGCGTGTTCTTTATTCTTTTGTTTATATTCTTCGGCTTTCTGAACTTGTTCTATATTTGTATTCCTGCGCAACCAGTTAAAGCGGCGTTTTTCGGTCGTCTGTTCTAAACTAGCTAAATCTTGTTCTATTAAATCAGGATTTGCAAGTATTTTAGATTCAGCAACCCCAATTTCGGCTTTTTCGCTTTGTGGCATACCTTGATCAATTTGTTGCTGTTGGTCAGCATAACGAGCATTTGTTTCCTTAAACCCATTATCTAATTCAGATTCTCGGTCTTTTATAACTTGTTCTTTACTCGGGATTATTTTTTCGGCATTATCAACTGAGTTTAATGATTTTATACCCGCTGGCGATTCAGATATAATCGGCAAAGCACCATTCCCATACCATGCATTAAACCAATCTATCGCCATTTTATCAAGCAATGGGTGTTTTATTATCCCATTTTCATCACGATAACCAATAGACATTATATTTTCATACTTAGCAGGCACAAAAGCCATAAAGCGGTTAAAGGCATATTCTGTGCCATCTGGTAAATCTGCTAATTGAAAAATATACGCTTCGGACATATTTGCAAATTGTTCGTGCTGTTCTGTGGTAATCTTAGTCTGGTCTTCCGATACTCCGAGAATCTTAAATAACTGCGACATAGAATTTGATAACTCTGGCGTTATATTCTGTCCTTTCATAGACATATTAAACATCTTTTCAAGCCAAAAATGCGACATTTCGTGCGGAATTGTGCCAGAATTAGTATTTTTACCAAGAACTATAACTTGTAATTCAGGGTCAAAGTATCCATTAGCAGACTTACCCTGTTTATAAATATTTCCAGTTTCTTTACTAAATGTGCCTTGGTTATTTACTGATTTTATTTGATTTGGTTCAAAGGCTACATAGACAGTATCTATATACAATTTACCGCCTAATAAAGTCTGTGCCCCGTGCACAATTACACCATCATACCCTTGTTCTTTCAATTTATCTTGACTTTCTTGCGAATCCAGATGTGAGAATTTTTTAATACCAACCTTTTGTAATTGTTCATCTATGGTGCTTGATTTATCTTCTAGATATAATGGATTTTTTATTGAAAGATAGACTGGCATAATCTGACCATCACCATTTATATAATTCTGTGCGGTTATTTTATTGTTTATGAAATAATATCCTTTACCCCAAGTTGCCATTCCACCGTGTTGTGGCTTAAAAGTATCAAACTCTGCATTTGTCCCATGATAAACAACCAATGGCTTGCCATTTTCATCAACCACTTTAGAATCGTCGAACCATTTTTTAAATTCTTTACTATTTATATCAGCTTTAATATCTATCTGATTGAATATTTTTGGTATTACTGGTTGTGCTGCCTGTGTAAGTAATACTGCCCGCATTTCTTTTTGTAAAGCCACGCCGTTTTCATCAAATACTGGATTTTTAACATTTGGAACATCATAGGTTTTAACTAACAAATCCGCCATTATCTCACTATTTAATCTTTCTGGCGATACTTGATTTCCAAAAGTATCTTTTGTATTGGCATTTTCGCTGTTTTGCCGTGCGAGTTGTGCATAGTTATCTATAAATGCAGATATTCCTTGTGCGTCAGAGAAAGTAAAGTTATAGAGCAACGCATTTGTAATAAACGCATCTGCCCCCGTTATAGGTTGATTATTTATTCTTTGCGTGAAGTTCGCTTTTGTAAGTCCCTTGGACAATAAGATTGCTTTTGCAATTTCTTTTTTTATATTTCTATTTGGGTAAGTCTTAGATAAAGCATCTATACTCGGCATAGCCTTTATAAGCGCACGGACTATTTTAGAGCCATTTATCTGTGTTGATAGAGTATCATACGCCATTACATCATTATCAAGCAAATCCACCATCATAGCATTTTCGTATCTATCTTGTAATGCATTTTGATTTAGACTTCCGTCAGGGTTTAATAAAGACAATCTATCCGATTCGGACAAGTTTGCAAAAAATTCGGTCGCTGTTTTAGACTTTTTTAATGCCTTTATATCTTTCTTTGCCTGTTGGGCTTTTTCAGATACTTGTATATTTTGTAATTCATAATCTCGTTTTTCTTTTAATTTTTCCAGAATATGAATTTGTTTTTGTAGTATTGACCTTAAATTCGTATCGCCTGCACCAGTTTTAGCAAGTTTATTCTGTTCTTTTAACTGCGCTTTTTTCTCTTTTATACGAGTATTAACATCGCCAATAGCAGACTGGTCAAGATATACCACATTATCTATAACATCAATTTTAGCCAAATCTAAGGCATCATTTGTAGCAATGCCATTCATATCTGCCCAATTTATAACCTGAAGGGCAATCATATCTGCATTTTCAGTAGCAAATTCTTTTTGATTTTTATCTAAATTATTATTTTGCCAGCCAGTGAAAGACAGAGCAGAATCAATTTTATCAATCAATCCAGTATATGAATCACCAAATCTATCTTGTAATTGTGCGCGAGTTATAATTTCTCTACGAGTTGATTCTGTCCCAGCATCAATAGCTTTTTGTGCCGTAGTATTTGCTAACTCTTCTGACATACCAGTTTTTTGTAATGCTTTTGATAGATTACGGCGATTTGCATAATACATGCTCGAACCCATAGCCCCACCGACTATACCACCATATATGGCCCCAGCTAATGCATCTTTTGCTAATTGCTCGCTATCCCTGCGTTCTTGACCAGCCAGTTTGCCAAAGCTATATTCTGTTATTTCTTGTGTAAATTCTTCTGCAGATTCCCCAAGCATACCTTGAACTGCTTTTTTCGCAGTCCATTTTGCTACACCAGCCGAACCTTCTCTTAAAGCACCAGATAGAAGATTTTCCACACCGAGCTTTTGTTCTATCCAACCTTGAAGTGCACCATTAGCAACTGAATAAATTTGATTTTCTGGGGCATATCCGTCAAGAGTCCCATGTTCCTGTAAATAGGTTTTTTTCCAATTTTCATCAGATTGTAAAGCCGCCTGGACAGCCCCCACACCAAATATACCTACACTACCTGTTAAACTACCTATAATTGCATATTGTATAGAACTTCCGACAGCATTACCTAAACCACGACCAAACGAATCGCTAGAATACCCTGCATTAGAATCTACAAATTCTCTATGCTGATCGCGTAATAATTTACCACGCATAATAATATCGGTCATTTCTTTTGCCGATTCGTTTGTTGCGTTTGGTAAAGTCCAGTTAGAATTTATTAAATCATTTATTTGTCGCCCTTGGTCAGTCCATATACCACGACCGAAGTTCTGTAAAAAGCCTTTTTCTTTTACTTGCCAATTTTCTTTAATCATATCAGGCGTGATATTACGAACACGCACCACATCAGGCATTTCTATTTCCGTTTCAAATGTAGGACTAAATTTTAGATTTAGATCTGGCTTTGTTGATTCATACTCTGGTATGTTTTTAACAATAGTATCTAAATCTGTATATTGCTCAGTCATAAATTATCCTTTTGGAACTAGTATCGGCGATTGATTAGAATATCCTTTGAATTCATATAATACACCAGCAATTTTAGTAATAGCAGGTCTTTTATTTTCTAACTCCATTTCCAGTCTATCAAATTCTTCTGGCGGAATCAAAGGATAATTTTTAATTTTCATAACTTCTCTATTCATATCAGAAATAGTTTTATCAATCATTTCCTTATTACCCATCATATAATAATCACTAGCCACTTTTATTTGTGTTTGTCCATAATCTAGAGCAGCCTGTTTTGCTGCGTTCATGGCTTTATCTATTTCTCTATTAGCAGAAAAGGTATTATATTGTGACATACCTATATCCTGATTCCATCCTTTTGGTATAGCAGGGTTATTCATAGTATCAGATTCTTTAATAGCAGAGCGAATTAAACTTCCTATTGCGGTAGATTCCGATACCAATGGGGCTAGCGACGCAGCAAGAGCTGGTTCAGTAAATTGTATTCTAGCCATTTCTAAAACCTGTTTTTTATCTTCTACATCCATTCCTGTGCTTGTGGCAAGATTTTGGAATTGATTAGAGAAGTTGCCCCATGCTTGAATTGCTTTATCTTGGTCGCCAGTATATTTAATGTCGTTTGTAGATTGATTTAGAGCAACCAGCGTCTTTTCTAACATCAAAGCATCTTTTACCCCTTGACGGGTTGTGTTTTCATCGTCATATACCGCTTTAATCTTACCCATAACCGCTTTATCTGTATCATCTAAAACATTATTATTTATAAGTTCATTATAAGCAACTGGGTCTTGTGTTATAATAGATTGCTGAGCATCAAAATAGGTCTGTGCTTTGACTATTCTTTTGTCTTCATCCCCTAATGCTTCTAATCTTTGAATCATAAGATTATTCATATCATTATACATATTAGAATCAAGGTCATGGTCAGTTATAAACTTTTCACGATTTTGAAACACTTCGGCGTCATATTTTTTTAATTGTTCAAGATTTGAACCATAGATAGCATTTTGAAAAGCTTCTTTTTGCCCATCTTTTGATGTTATGGCTTTTATTTGAGAATTAGTATAAACATTAGTCCCATCTGGGAGTTTAGCACCAGCAAGCCCAACCTGAACATTATAGGCATTTCTACGAGCATCTATTAATTTTTGTTCATTTTCAGTATCTCTATCAATTGATGCTTGAAATTCACCAGATAAAGCAAAATTATATTGACCTACATTCTGATTCAGTAAAACATTGTTTTTCTGCATAAACTCATTAACTTGCCTTTTCTTATAGTTAGATTCTACTTGAGTTAAAGCAGACATAGACGCAGTCATATATTTTTTATCTAATTCTGTTTGTATGCTACCGGGTAAAGTTTTCTTGAACGCATCAATGTTAATTCTAGATAATTCCATAAATTTCTTTGGGTCGTTAGGTGCGACTTCGTAGGCGGACTTTATAGAGTTATTTATAGCAATAGCATTTCCCATAGCGTAATTATCTGACGCTAATGATTGAAACTTTTTATCTACAACTCCAGCAAGAGCAGTTATTTGCTTTTCATAAGTCTGTGGTGCTATTGCGCCTAACTTAGGTGCATTTATAGATATATTTCGCTTATTATAGATTTTATCTGCCATTGTATATCCTTTATAAGAAACTTATTACAGAACTCGCTGCCTGAACTGCAAATCCCGCAATAGCATTTTGTTCTGCTTGTGCCTGTTTAGCTCTATTCGCGGCTTTTTGATAATCAACGGCTGCTTTTTGTAATTTAGAATTCATTTGTATATCTCGAACATCTTCGCCTAAATCCTGTCCACCAGCAACTATTTGAGATTGAACCCCCTGCGACCTTATATCTACATTCTTTGCTGCTGACAATGCCTGTAATTGGCTAGTAGTATCTGTCATTTGATCCATTAAAGCGGCTGTAGTTCCAGACACATTTGCATCAATCATCTGTTTTTGGACATCTAACTGGGCATTCTCAAATGATACAACTTTACGACCTTGTTGTGATGCAAATACATTATAAGCAGCAGCACCAAGGTTAGCCACTGAACCTGCTATCTGTTGTTTATAGGCTCTATCATAATATGCTTTAGCGTCCCCCGCAGTAAAATTAGAACTTTTTAATTGTAATACAGGACTAGTTATTTGGTTAGTAGGTTCAATAATTTCTGTGGCTATTTTAGGTGCAGCACTTATAGCATCAGTATTACCTACAATCCAAGGTTTGGACGCATTAAAACTATCAGTATTTACTGGAGTATAATTTATATTTAATGGCTCTGGACTATATGGAACATAGCCTATATTTGACAAGACTTCCATAGTAGTTAAAGATTGTGTTTGTGATGCCATTTATGCCTCCACTTCTATTTCCATGCTGTATATTTCAACAGGATATACATCATTTTCAATAGTAAATTGCTGTTTTCTTAATGGTCTTGCCGGTCTTGGATACGAAACAAATCCATTATAGTTAATCCCATTTTTACCATTTATTTTAAGATAATCTGTATTATTGCTCTCATTCACTACTAACCTTATATTTTTTATAGTTTTATTCAAGGAAAAAGTGTTTGAGTTAATATCAATCGGGTTGCTTATAAAAGTGCTATGGATATTAAACCCTATTTCTGATATAGAAGTTGGTAAAATATCTGTATCAATTGTAAAGGTATTTGACGCGACAGCATATTCTCCTATAAAATTATGGTTTTGGTCATATACATTGACACTAGAACCATTATATTGGTCGGGCAACCCAGACACAATACCATTTGAGAAGTTATAAGAAAAGTTGTCATAACTTGCCCAAGTATATTTATTCGTATCTAAAACTTCAATACATGTGCTACCATTTATATTACTTATAAATAACATAGAAGTATCAACCTGTATAGATTGTAGATAATTAGAAGCGGTTTGTCCTACAAATGCCTGAATCTGCTGGTCATTCATGTAATTGGCTATTACTAATTTCCCGTCTGATAATGTAAGATATACTAAAACATCATCATTGCTTGAATAGCCCTTTTTTAGACACATATCTATGATTTCGTTATCGATTATATCGGTAAATAATGAAATATACGGGGTGTTAAACGAAGCATTTACATTATTAAATACAAAACCAAGCAAGCCCAGACCATTTCTCTGAACAAATAAGGTAATACCATTAGCTCCAATAACAGGTTTAATTATACTACTTCCGACTTTACTATTTTGTAAAAATCCTGAATTTTTAGTAATTATGGTATCATTCATTATCCATTCTGATTTATCAGTAAATATCTGAATACCTTGATTTAATACTACATTTTGTATTGATTCATATTCTGTTCCAGATATTCTCAACTGAAAAGCATTTGTAGAAGCCCCAGACAAATCGTCAGAAAAGTTATTATAGGTGGCAGTTTGTGACCATATAAGCTGTGCGGTATCCAACTTTGTTCCAGCTATAACTAGTCTTTGCTGGTAAAAGAATATAGTTAGTGGAAAATTATCTGTTGCAAATAGATTATTTTGTGAATCAGGATAATCAACATCAAATGCCGATATTTGCGAAAACATAATAGTAAAATCAGTCTGATTAGTAGTAACGGCAGTGCTTATAAAGTTTATATAGGTCATACCGGATATAGTAGTAATTCTATAATCATTTCCAGATGTAGTTCCTGTTATAGCATCTATTGTCATTACACCCAAAGCGGCATTCCCATCTAATTGTAAGCCAATTAAAAGTTTTTCGGCAAATTGTTTTGGTGTCCCAGTATATGTCGTAGGTTTTGTAATCGTAATATATTCCGTCTGAATAGTTAAAGTAATATATCCAGACACAGCACTAACACGCCACGGTGCAGTATAAACCTTATTTGTTCTATAAGATATACTTTGGTCAATCCAAGAATTAAAATATAACCAGTTAGAATCGTCCCAGATATTTCTACAAATATTATCTTTTACGGCGGTAAAAGTTGCGTCTTGATATGTAGCTGCCGTTATTGAAGATGTAATATCAACGGTTAAACCTGTTCCAGAACCCCCAGTAGCTGCTAAATCAGTGCCAGCAGGATCATCAGTATAAGACGCTAATGGACTATTTAAGGTTATCTGAGCACCAAGAGTTAAAGATTGTGTATAAATAGATCCTGTAGAACCTACAAATATATTTACATCATCAGATGTAATACACGCAGCTAATGAGGGAACACCTACAGAAATTGAAGACTTTATAGCAAAACTGTTATCTAGTCTAACAATATATGTATTAGATAATCCTGCACTTCCGCACAAAGAATAAGTCCCATATTCAGAGTTAATAGAATTATGTAATATATCATAAAAAGTATAACTTGTTCCAGTGTTTTGAACAGTCCAACTGGCACCATTTGTAGAAGTTAAAAAACTACCATTAGTTCCAACTGCTAAAAATAATGATTTTAGATACCTAATTTGTAATAAGTTAGCAGTTGTTCCAGATGTTTGAGATGTAAAGGATGTCCCATTTGACGAAGCTAATATAGTTCCGCTACCGCCTACGATTATAAAGTTCGACCCGTCATTTACTACTGACGATAAACTATTAGTTGTTCCACTATTTTGACTAGTCCATGAAGATAAATTAGACGATGTTAAAATAACTCCAGAATCGCCTACAACTATATATATTCCACTTTTATAATCTACTCCATTAAGAGCACCCGTAATTCCTGATGTTCTAGTAGTCCATGTATCTCCATCGGGCGATGTTAAGATAACGCCGTTGGTAGTAGAATTACCACCTACGATTATAAAGTTTCCATTGCAATAAGCTATATTCCGCATAGAACCATCGGTTGTTATTGCCGTTGCTGTCCATGTATCGCCTTTGTCTGTTGACTTTAATATATAGCCATTATATGGAGAAATCGTTCTCAATGTTATTGCAACTATTGTTCCATTTCCATCATCTGCAATACCATATATTAAAATACTAGTGCCGGATGTCTTAGACGCTGGCAATCCTGTAGTCAAATTCACGCCTGTGATAGTGCAAACCACATCATTTGGAACTGCGCTAACCGATAAAACATCACCAGTTGCATAAGTGTTTGGATATGGAATAGTATTTACATCAATATCAGTTATTGAAAATGTATCTGGATTTGGTAAAGAGTTTATTTGTTTTACATTCCAAGGGAAAGTATTTGATGGTGCTGTCGCGGTAGTCTGGCTCAGTTGGATATAATCCCCAATCCCTATTCCGTTATCCTGAAAATAAGATAAATCTGTATCTGGAATACTGGTAGCAGTATCTCTATAAACGATAGGATTAGATTCTGCATTTGATAATGTTTTAACCTTGATAACATCTTCCAAGTCTATATTGAATAACTTAAATTGTAATACATTGTTAGAATCTATTGATAATTGATATAATGGATTCCCGGGGCTTGCAATAATAATTAAATCATTATTTTGTGCAATACATACCCTATTTAATGTATCTGGACTAAATTTTCCAAGAGCCGATATTTGCGTGGAAATAGCCTGTCCATCTTTATCTATAAGAATCAAATAATCATCAGTGGCATTTATGATTAAACTAGCATCAGTTCCATCAAGTAAGTTTATATTAAACCCCCTGACAACTTTATTAGCACCAAAAACATATCCAAGTTTAGTGCCTGGAACAGTGGATAAATTACCATATTTAGAGTTTATAAATCCATCAATAGTCTGCCCCGACGAATCAAGAATACCAATATCTGTTCTTTCAATCAGCTTTGGGGTTATTTGACCTTTAGAGATTTTTAATACTTTTTTCTTATACAATCCCATTTTTTAATCCTTACGAATACAAAAATTGTGCAAGTGTATCTTGATTATCATCTTCATGATGTGCATTACGCCAATCTTTATTTGATAATTCCACAAAATCTAATTCTCTTTTATTGGCAAGAGCAATAGCTTGGTCATCTGGGATTGCTGCTAACTTTGCACCTTCGGCTGCGATATAAATTTCTAACCAATCCGCTACCCAATTATCCAAGTCTTCTTCGGCTATATCAGATGATATGTATGCTAAAGTGAATTTAGTTAAATTTGTTTTAGCCGTTTTACCTACTATTTCAATAGATTGCGGACATTTACTAGTTCTAGCCCAGTCTTCCCAAAAACCTTCTTCTTTTAGAAAGTCTGGTGGTAATTCTGCGGTATATTTATAACGACCATCTATGCTAGTAGTAGGCGTTGATGTAGTTATTTCTACATATTTTATAGCACAACGCCATGGATATTTAGACAAAGCCGCTGACTTAAATGTATCATATACCTTTAGAAGTCTTTTAATTGTATCGTCAGTGGTAGTAGCATTTAAGTCTGGGACTGTAGGATACAACCAATGAATAAGACAAACATTCATTAAAATATCGTTTTTTGATGCCATTTTATACTCCCATAGCCTGTTTTGCCATTACTGGTGCTTGTGCTTTATTTGTATCCATAACCATTTGTGTATTAGCTTGTGCTTGTGCCATTTCAGCCTGCGCTTGTGCATCTTGATCGGCGGCTTCGTCAATTTCTTTTGATGTTCTGGTGAGTTCTGGTGGTAAATTAAACGCTCTCTGCAGTGCGGCTAACGATTCCCCGCGTGGCATTGATTGATAGATAGCCTTCGGGTCAAATTGTCCAACAAATCCAACATAAGCCTGTATCTTTTGTATCAGAACATTGTCAATTTGTGCGTCATTATTGATTTTTAACTCAAAAGACTTACGAATAAAATCAAATCCAAAATCCACAACCCCAGCCAGATTGGAATTAAATACATCTTCAACTATTTTCCACGCTATTTCTTCCATAATATCTGTCAAGCGTGCCACATTGGCAGTAAAAGATTCTGTGCCAGATTGTAATCTAGCGTTTATTTCAGTTGCAGTGGCTCGTGTAGGGTCGCTTGGCAGTGGAGTATCAAGCATACCTTCCTTGATTTGTATCTCTTCTGTCTGTATCTCTAAACGAAAATTAGAAGTATCTGACCCCATCTGGATAGGAACAATCTTTTGTGGGTCTTGGCAAAATATAAAAGCACCTGGTTTATAATTTACATTTCTATCCATTATTTGCCCATTTTGAGCAAAAAACATAGGAAACGCAAAAGGTATAAGTTCCAGTTTAGATTTAATATATTTATTTAATCTTTTGATATTTGGCAAGACTTTCTGAATTACGCCATTACCAAAAGGCATATCTGCCGCTCTTGACCAATGGAATATATGGAATGGCGATGTCTTATAAACTCTTTGAGTAATCAATTCATCGCCGCGCAATACATAATACTCATACATTCTAGTCTTGGTATTATAATAAAGCATATCATTTAATTCTACTTCATCATATTTGTTAGAATCTGTGATAATATATCCGCCTATTACAGTTTTACCCACCAATTCTGGATAAAGTTCCCAAATACGACAAGCTGCAATCTTAAATTTACGAGATACGGTTTGTTCTTGTTCTGTGCCTAACGATAGTTCATCAAGTGGAATTTTAGCAAAAGATAGTCCACTTGTAGTATTTTGAGCTAAAAGGCATGCAGTTCCAGCGGCTAAATCGTAGAACGACTGGTTTAATAAGCTATCAAGTTTTAGTTCGTTTTTTTTCTCATTAGCCGCATTGGAAAGTTCTTGACCAAGATTTCTTATTTCTGACTCTTCTTGGTCTTCTAAGGATTCTTTTGGAACAAGCTGGATATAATCCGATTTATATGGACAAAGTTTATTTTGCAGGCGGGCAACGAATACATCTGTCCCAATTCTTGCTGCACTTGTGTATAAATCAACTTGTTTTTGATTTGCTGGAGTAGTAAAGCCCTTTTGACGAAAGATATAATTACGCTCTGGTTCTGCATAGGCAAAACAATCATAAAATGTGCTGTCCCAGCTAGATTTGTTGGTTTCAATGCTTGACCGAAGCCGTAATAGTTCTTTTTTATCTAACATAGCTTTATCCTAAGATTATTCCTTGCGAAACTTGAGAAGATTGACTTGATTGACCACCACCAATAGACGCTGCACCCATTTTTTTAGTTCCAAGGGCTGCCTGTCTTCTTAGTGAAAGTAGAGAAGATTTTTCTTTTGCGAGTGCATTTTTTTCTGCTTCTGATGCTAATCTTGCTTCTGCTGCTGCGGCAACCTTTGCGTCTGCTTCTGCGGCCGCCTTTGCTTTTATTTTTAATGGGTCATCACCAGCCAAACCAGACCCTGTTAAATTCTTTCCACCAGCATTAAAATTACCAGTGGCATAATTCCCTATACTTTCTGTAAATTGTGCTGCTTGTTCTGCATTTACTAAGCCACCAGTAATAGCAGATGTTCCTAAACCTACAACTGCGCCGCCCGCGTGTGCAAACCCTTTTGCTGCTGCTGACAAATCGCCGCTTACAGCACCGCCTATCCCTTTAGCTACTCCTTCGCCAATATCGCCTATTGTTTTAATCGCACCTTTGGCTGCTTTTTTTACTGCGCCCATAACTAACTCCTAAATTTATAGATGATATAATCATCCACGCTTTTATCTACTGGAATCATCCCTATGAATTTATGAAACCTATAAATAGTTTCATTATCAATAGAACTCGTCCATGCATTTGTATATTCAGAATCAGTAAGGAAAGATTTTATATTTTTGAGTAATAACTTGACGGACGCTATACTAGGAACGCCGTTGAAATTAACAAAGACAAAATTATCCTCATCAATTCCCACATACCATACTAATTTTTTATTTATAACGCAAGAGAATTTTTTATAGCATTCTGCCATTCGGTTTTCCATGTCTTCCGAAGTAGCCCCAGACTGAAAAATAGGATTTGTATAAGAGTTTAATGCATCCCCGTATTCATACTCACGGATTATTATTTCCATTTTGATCGTCCTTTATTGGGTCTGGTAGAATAAATGGTATAAAACCGCAGCAATCCATTTGAATAACTTTTTCTTTTACATAACTAGAATCACCTTCTCGAATGATAGATTCTCGTTCCGTTGCCGTTGTTTTAGATTTACATTTAGGACAAATATAGTATTTCATACTTCGGGTGCTCCACTTATTTTTATGTTATTACTTGACCCCATGTTTGTATAACGGGAATTTTCTCTGGTCTGGTCTTGTGTAACGGATTGTGTTTGTAGATACCATACTCCCATTACAAGAGCGTCAGCAATGTTAGGCGACCGGCCGCCAATAAGTTTTTTAATTTCTGATTTTTCAGCAACCTTTAATTCTCTTTCTCTTTTATCTTCAATAATAGCTAAAAGTTCTTCTTGTAACATCTCAATCATAGGTTTATCTTCAAGAGTATAGACAGCATGCAATAAACCATCACCAATTAGCCTAGAAGTCAAATAATATGCTTCTGAACGGCGATTAAAGTATTTTGTTCCGTATTTATTGTTTTGTCCGTTATCATTGCCCCTATACTCAAATATACCATCTATCCAGCGTCTTTCTTTCGGACAATGAAAGTCTAAAACAAAACCCCCGCCCCCATCTGTATCCCAGACTTCGGCAATAGATTGAGTGTCTGAACGAATATATCTTACATCACGACTTAAAACCGCTTGATTTGCGTTATAAAGTTTTTCAATAGCAAAGAATACATGCCCTGTTTTAGTTTGTCGTAGATGCATAATACAATGTTGGTCGCCCGAATCCCCCCCAACATCAATAGAAATTATATTACGCATAGCATCAGGGACTTCGCCTTGTAGCATTTTTAGAGCCTGTTCAACCGCTTCAAAACTGAAAATAGGCACGCCATCAGCCACATTGCTTGAATATAATACTTGTGCTTTCCATAATTGTGGGTTTTGTTTGCGTAAATTTTCGTGTCTTTCGTAGGTATCTTTGGGACAAAATGGATTTTCCCAATAATCAATCCTAGTTCTTATATGATTTGGGCTGGCTGAAATCCAAGCGTTGATATGCGATGGAATCCTGTTTGCTATAACAATTACTACTTTAGCGTGTTTTGCCCAAGTATTTAATGCAGATAGAGCGGCCGATACATGCCAATTACCAGTTTCATCAATAACCGTAACATCGTAGTTCTTTTGGCTATCTTTTATACGCTCTCCCCTAGATTCATGGAATCCAACCAAATCTATGTCCGCAGGCGTATTTGTAATGTGTTTGGGAGTTATAATTCCATCTGTAAAGTCGGCAATCAATGAACCAAATCCAGAATCAAGCAAATTTGTTGCTGTTGCCGCTATCTGTAGGGATAAAACAAACTCACTATTTATCATTGAAGATAGAATACGGGCTATGGAGTTTGATTTTGCCGAATCTCTAGATCCATCTATACCGATAACTAAGGTAGGAGTTCGTCCTTCTATGGCATCAATAATGGCAGGAATCATATCAGTTATCTTGCCATCGCCAATTTTTTCTAGTCCGGCGCAAAAATCATCTAGAACTATCTGCATTCTTTTGACCTTTAGTTTCCATAACGATGGTTTTTCTTTCTCTTTTGCCTTTTTGACTTTCTCTTTTCAATAATTCTTTCAAGATACCTGACCTAACCGATTCGGATATTGTTTTATCCTGTGCCATTTCTCGTAGTGCTTTTAATGAATCATGGTCAGATATAGCCGGTAGTGCGCTTTTTGCCATTACTTGTTCTGTAGTTTCAATAAAGAATTTGGCTGTGCTTACAAACTCTTTTGGAATTCGTCCAGATTGTAAGTATTTGCCTGCCAGCCCCCGAGTCCATAGTAAAGCCTGTTCTGTTGTGCAGTTATTCAAGTCTATATCTAGTTCGGCTTTGGATTCATCTATATCAGGTGCGTCATTGTCCCCAGATTCCTTATCTTCTGCCTTTA